CTACAAATAAATCACCAGATACTGAAGCATCTTCTGTTACTCCAAATTTACCTGCAACATTTATAACTGATGTAGATATTTGTAATGCTGAATTAGTACCATCACCTGATTGTATATTTTGTAAATCACCTGTAACACCAGTATTAGCACTTACATCTAATTTAATTAATTGCTTATATGTTTTTGATATTTGTTTACTTGTTAATGTACTCATGCGTTACTCCAATATCGTACTGTAGAATCATCCCAATTAAAATTAGCTTGTTGCCATTCTAAATTTCTACCACCTGTATCAGGTCTTGGGTTTTGTATTACTGGGTTATCTCTTACATCTGCTATTCTATTTTGTGGATGGTTTTTTAAATCATATGCACCATCAAAACATGTTGGACAAACTAATGTATTATAGCTACTTAATTGCATAATTCTATGTGGATAAACAAAACCACAACAATCGCACATAGCTCTTGCATTACGATTAGATGCCATTAAATATATCCTATTTTAGGTTTAATAAATAAACTTGCTCTTTCTCTATCTTCTTCCATAGCAAAATTTAATTTTTCTTCATAGTTTGCTTTTAACATTTGTATTCTATCCATTGGTATACCAGGTCTTTTCATTGCTAATTGATATGATAAACCACATGTTAATGCTGGTAAAAATCTTTTAGGCATATCTGCATTTTGTCCAGCAGATTTATTTACATCTTCTAATTGATTAAACTTTTCTATATTTAAAACACCAGTAGAATTATCTGGAGTTGGATATAACATTATAGTAGGATTATCACGATCACGTTGAATAGCATATTGAGTTGGTCTACCTGATTGATTTTTATTAGGAACATTATGATATTCTTCTCGTGATATTCTTTCTAATGCTATATCAGTTCCTGATACACTTGTTGAATATGTAATAGCTAATGCATCTATTGTAGAATCTGATAAAGATACTGAAGCTACTGTATCAGTTACAGTTACTACAGTTGTATTAATAGACCATAAACAAATACCTCTGTTTTGCCAATCAGTTAACATTAAGTTAATTGATCGTCTAGCAGAAGCAGGTGTATGACCTAATGTTTCTTCGCCACCAATCATTTCAGTAGCTTCTTGAATTACTTCGTCTATATCTAAATTAAAATTATATGTACCTGATGTTGCCATTATTTAAAACCTTTAATCATAACAAGATGCAACTAAAAGAGTACCACCATGTTTAGCAGCAAATGTTTTTACATTTGTGGGTTTACCTCCTACACCTTGTGCTTTTGATCTTTTTCTTTTTACTGCAGATGTTTTTTGTGATGCTGTCATTCTTTTTGCTTTTGCTAATGGAACACATTTAGGATACTTACGTTTAGAACCTTTAGCAGATTTTCTACCACAAGGTTGATATTTACCATCTTTCTTAGGTGCTCCTATATCTACCCATTTTTCTTTTACCCATTCACGTAATCCACCACCTTTAGCTTTCTTAACTTTCTTTTTACCACCTGGTTTTACTTTGCCACTACATACTGCTGATGCATACATATCAAACTTTCTTTTAGCTGCAGCTTTTCCTTTAGGACAAAGTTTTGCCATTATTTCATTTTTTTTCTTATACTAGCTAAAATTTTAGCTTGAGCTGCATGCATCTTTGATGCTTTATTTAAAGCAGTAGTTATTTCTTTTAACTTACTTTTTACTTTACCACCATCTTTAGCATAACCCATTTTATTTCTAACTTTACGTGGTAATTTTTTTAAACCAGGATTATTAGGTTTCTTTAACATTTAGCATCTCCATCTTTTTCTTGCTTGTCTTAATCTTGAATTAGGATTCTTTGCAGCTTTAGGAAACTTTTTCATTTGTCCTGCAGAACGTGCACAATAACTTTTTCTTCTTGATGCACGTTTACCTGTAGGACTTTTTTCTGTTACTGCAGTTTGTAATTTACTTCCAGGATTTTGCCTTCTATATTTAGCAACTCCTTTCTTTGTCATGCCTGCACCTTTTTTAGTTGGTCTTTTATAACCACCTTTTATGGTCAAGCCTTTCATATTACTTTTTTTTCGTGTAGCCATTACTTCTTAACTAAACTCCCACCAAAATATAATCCAATAATTGCTGACATTAAATGTGTATCAAGTGGTGTAATAATAACACCATTAAATACTTTATCCATAACTACTTCTTTTTTATCTATTAAGAACCAAAAACCAGGTTCAAACTCTGTCCATGTAAGAACAACATTTACATCAGTAAATACTGGAACTAATTTAGGAAATGCAATGATAAAGAATACTGCTGTTAATGCAATAATTCTACGTGTCCATTGAAATCCTTTGTTGTCAAATTCTCTTGCTTTGTTAATTTCATCCATTTGAAACTTACCTCTAGCAAGAAGCATTTTCTGTTGATTAGCTCTTTCTTTTGCTTTCTGTCCCCAAATGGTCATCATACCACCTAGTAAACTAGAACCTAGCATTGTAAGCATTTCAACAGGTAGACCAGCTAACATTAATTAACTCCTATTTCTTTTTTTCACTCATCCAAAATCCTGCAACACCTGCAACACCACAACCAATTAAACAGATTGTTTGCCACATAGGATTAGGAACAATGATACCACCCATAGCACATACTGCTGCAATAGCAGAATATGATGATGGTTCTTTTAGTCTTGACATAATTTTATCCATGTATTTTTCCTCCATATTGTTTAGCAACCATTTGTTGCCCTGAATTGTCTACTTTGTAGACTTTACCACCCATAGGTTTTTTTACAATATTTTTATATACTTTACCACCCATAGGTCTTTTTACCATTTTTTTACCATACATATTTTGCTCTTCCTTTTTAAATTTTTTATAAACTTCTGGTTCATTAATAGCCAGATAAGTTTTTTGTTTTGTAGATTTAAAAGGCACTACTTATAGCCTTTACCATAGCCACGTAGTGCAGCTCCAACTCCTCTAGGTGTACCTATTTGACCTCCAGATTTTTTCTTAATAACTTTAGAACCATATTTTCTTTCAGTTATACCTAAAGATTTTAATTCTTCTAATTCAGTTTTAGTTAATTTTTTACCACGACCATATAATAATTCCATAATATTTTCTGGTATATCTGCATATTGTCCTATATCTTTTGTTTCACCTTTTTTAGTAACACCAATAAGACCTTGTTTTACAAGTCTACGAAACTGTGCTTTAGACATTTCTTTTCTTGAAGGTGGAATATGTTTAGATAATAAACGACCTCTTGCATCTCTTTTACCACCACTTGTTTTAGGTGGTGTTTGATCTTTAGATGTTTCTCTTGCAGACTCTCTTACTTCTTTTTTAATAGCAGCTTTTCTCTTTTTAAAAGCAGCATCACTTTCACCTTTAAGTCGTGTAATTTTATTAGGATCTGTTCTTTTTACAACCTGTTTCTTTTTTACTTCAACTTTCTTTTTAGGTCTACCTCGTTTAGATTTACGACCACGTTTAACAAGTTTTGCACCTTCTTTTATTATTTTTCCTATTGGCATAATATTAACCTTTCTTATAACCTTTACCAAAACCACGAAGAGCAGCTCCAGTTCCTATAGCTCCACCATGTTTACGTGCTACAGTATTTTTATAAACTTTACCACCCATAGGTTTTTTAACTATAGGTCCACCTTTTTTACGTGCCATAACTCTATTAATAATATCTATATCATTAGCATCAAAAGAATCTTGAATGAGTTCTCTATTATCTCTAACATTACCTTTTAAACTTAATCTATCTGCTTCTGATAAACCATTATTAGCTCTAAATTTTTTAAGAAGATTTTTAACTCTTGATATTACAGCTTTATTTTTTGGTGCATTACTTTTCATCATACGTGCAGCACTACCTTTTTTTTGTGCTATATCTTGTTCATCTCTACTAGCACCTGTAAATCTTTTTTGACCAGATCCTTTACCTGTTTTTGCAATATCTCTTGGACCCATTTCTGCTTTTTTTGTTTTTAGTTTACTTGTAGGTGTTTTTACAACTCTTTCAACTATTTTTTTAACTAGTTTACCAGCAGCCATTATTTTACTCCAAGATTTGAAACTGGTTTTGTACTCATTTCAAATGATTCTCCTTGAGGATAGTCAGCATCAGATACAGCTTCAATAGGTCCTTTTACTTGTGGTCCTTTACGTGCTGCTCCATATCCTTGTCCTGTAGGAACACCATTGATGTCACTTAATTTTTTATTAATAGCTACTCTACCTTGTGCACCTATTATTTTGTCGTTATTATAAGTAGGCATTACTTTCTCCTTTTAATTTTCTTTTTCTTTTTATTTGGTTTAGTTACTTGTTGTTTAATATTAGTTCTGCTAATTGGCATTAATTAGCTCCTTGAATAACTGTATTAGGTCCACCTGTAGGACTATTAGCTGATTGCATATCATCTTGTCTAGTACGTCTTGCTTGATTACGAAGAGCATCTATTGAATTTTTGTACTTACCTTCCCATGCTTGAAGGACTTGAAAATCTTTTATAAAATAATTTGCTTCTATCATACATGCTGCAAATAAAGCATTATAACAACTTTCACTAAAGTAGTTAGATGTTGTTACACTTGTACCTGTAGCACTTGCTAAACCTAATGGTCGTTTTGTATATTGTATTTCACCTGCAACTGTAGATGCTGGAGTAGGTACAATATAAATTTGTGAATTAGTTTTTCTTGCATAGTATCTTGGAGTACCTGTAGATGCACTTACAAATCCCCAATAATCTATTGCATACTCATAAGATCGTTGTAATAAATTTGTTTTAATATTTGTTGCACTAGCTGTATAATTTACATTACGCACTACTAAAGCTCCATCAGGTAAACTAACAACAGGATTAGATGCTGATATAGCAACTGATGCATAAGTATCAAGAGCTACATCATCTAATTCTTTTATTAGACGACCTTCTGCTTTTTCAACAAAATAAGGTATTTGAGTTTCAAATTCTGACGAATCATTTTCTATTGTATTAATGATGTCAGTTTTTAAATATGAATAGTTAGGCATATAATTATCCTAATACTAGAGTTACACCACCTGCATCAGGTGTGCTTACACTTACTGTGCCTTCACACTTTACTCCTACTTCACCCATATAAATATCTGCTGTGCCACTTGCAGCAACTTGGAATTTAATTTTACTTCCATTTTTATCACCTATATCAAATGTACCAGCGACAGTAGAAAAAGCATGTACAGCAAGAACACGTGTTACATGAGGTAAAGTTACAGCAATAGAATTTCCTGCATTATCTGTAGTACTCACAACTTGTGGAGAAACAATAACACCATCACCTGACTTAAAAGCTGTAGTTATATTTGTAGACATATATCTTTCCTTATAGTATAGAGGAGGAGAATATCTCTACTCTCCTCCAATATTTATAATTAGGCTCCTTGATTTCCAAACCAACCACGCCAGTCAGAAACACCAAAAGAATATCTTTCACGTGCTTTGAAACGTAAGTTGCCAGTATCGAAATCTGGTTCCATTTTAGTTTGTAATGGAGTTCTAGTAAACATTTTAGTACCATTAGGTACGTCTGTTTTAATGAACCAAGCATTTACATCTGTAAATCTTCTGTTCACATAGAATCCATCAGGCAATACACCTAGATGTCTAATAGCATTGATGTCATTATTAGCTCCACCAGTTGTACCTGGAGTATTTAATAATTGATCTGCTGTAAACAATAGGTCTGTTGGTACGTGTAATGAAACACCTGAAGCACCTACAAGAATACCACGATCATCAGTAGTTTTTTGTATCTGAATGATCGCTGCTTCTATAGTACCTTCAGCTATAGCTGCTGCTGTAGTAATGTTTGTTACTGTACCAGTACCTGTTACTGGGTGTGCTGCACTAAACATAGGTACACCATCACCTTGATTTGTTGTAAAGCCATTGTTGTACAAGTCAGCAGCTTTTTGCTGTTTTGTACTTGCCATAGCTCTTGCTAATCCTTTTGCTCTTAATTTTGCAAAAGTATCATATAGATTATCTTCCATAGCTTCTTCAGTTACTGCGAATGCTAATGCAACAGTTTCGTTTGTATACCTTGAAGTATAACTTTCTGATGCATCATCATAAACAACAGCAGCACCTTCACCTTTAGTAGGTGCAGCACCAAAACCTGTGAAGAGTACTTCTTCTTCAAAAGCTCTGTCTGATGATTCTATTTCGTATAATGGTTTGTGTTCGTCTTCCACGCTGCCATATTCTATTCCAAAAACTGCATTCAGTCCAGGAAGTAGCTCTTTGGCAATACTTGCTCTATTTATAGCCATTTAATTATTCCTTTCCTAATTAAGCTGTTGAAACAGTAGTTGTTATATAATTGTCCATATGTGAATTGATACGTACTTCATACCAAGGATATGCGTCTGTCACACCTGCTGATGCTCCAATACCTGTATCCCAAGGTGCTCTACGTATTACTCTCATATGACTTGTTGCTTGTGTTGGACCAGATGCATCTAAAACATAGGCACTATTACCTGTTTTAGTTGAACCTGTTGCTAAAATCCAAGGTGCATTATATACACCAGCTCCCATACCTGCTGAAGCAGTTACTGTTGCATCTGCTTGTATAAAGTATGTTTGATCTGGATCTCTTGCTACATGGATCTTAACATCTGTGGCTGTGGTTCCTCCTGTCCAGTATCTACTAAATTCTTGATTTCCTGAAGCGTCTACATAACTAATTCCTTGGAATACTCCTGCTGTTTTAACTGTTACGTTAGCAGGACTTGGAATTATTGTACCTAATGAATCAATGACTATAGGATCTCCTGTAAACATTGTTGTAGGCAATAATGCTGATGCAACCTTTGGGGAAACATTCAAATCAATAGTGTCAATACCAGTAGAGTTAGAACCTGAACCATTTTTTCTCGCTAGTACAAGACCACGAGAAGCGTCTACTGATGCCATTTTCTTTCTCCTTTATTATAAGTAATAAAAGGATTAATCCTGAAAGTTAGGTTGTCTTCCTGTTACTACTTTAGATTTACTGTTATTAGAAATAGGCATACGAGAGTTATTATTACCCATGAGTTGTGCGTCAATCGCATCATTCATGGCTTTACTTTTATCTCTGTAAAACTTACTTCTAGCTTCGTATTTAGCAGTTGGGATTTTTGCTAATCCTACGTCAGCACGACAGACTACCCCTGCGTATCTACCTTCATCTCTCACGAAAGATGTTGCACTCATTTCAGGAACTTCAGCCAAGTCAACAAATTGCCAGCCTTCTTGCAGTTTCTTACCTATATGTTTGACATCATCTTGACCTTTAAGTGTCATTCTTAACCATCCTAATGTCATACCTTCGCTGGTAAAACGATCTTTAACTGCTTGGGGAATATGAACTACATCTTGTTCTTCAAATGTATATTCAACTTCTTCTCTAGCTTCTTGTTTTCTAGTTTCTTGTTCTCTTAAATTAGAACTACGTGTACTATTAATTCGTGTCATCTATTTTCCTCCACGCTGCATATTTATTGTTGTATACTCTCCTTCAGCTTTATCAGCTTTTTGTTTTTCAAGAGCATACTGTTCAAGTGGTATATTCCATTTGTTAGCTAATCTAATATCTTCTTTTGATAGCTTAACTTTCTTACTAGAACCTGGAGAGCTGCGAGATGCTCCAGCCACCACTTGAGCAGGTTTTGACGCTTCTTCCTGCTTACGAACTTCCTCAACTGGAGCAGCATTTGCTGCAAACTTATGAGGAAATGTTTCTTGCATCCTACGATCTATTTCAGTATAATACTCTGGATCTGTAGGATTAAAACCTTCTTCTTTTAACTGACCATCTATTGCTAAAGATGCTGCAGTCATAACTTGATCTGAACCAAACCATTCATTTCTTTGTGCCCATTCTGCTGCTCTTGGATCTGGAGTAGGCTGTGGTTGATACTGTTGCTGTACAGGTTGTTGTGGTTGTTGTTGTACAGGTTGTTGATCAAATTGTTGTTTCGTTACATTCAATGATTTTAAATCATTTTGTGCTTCGTTTAAAAATTCTTGAGCTTGTAATATCTTTGCAGAATCGCCTTCTTCATGTGCTGACTTATAAGCATTACGAGCTAATTCTAATTTATCTGTTATTTGTTTTTCACTTGCATCTAAATTTAATTTAGAAACAGTATTAAATTGATGCTGTGAACTATTTAACTTTTGATTTAACTCTTCATTTTGTTTCATTAGTTGAGCAAGTTGTTCATCTCTTTCTTTACGTTGCTTAACTAATTGACGTATTCTTTTTTGAGCTCCTTTTGTTTCTATACCTTCAAGCTCTTTAGGTTCTTCTTTTTTAGGAGCTTCTTCTGTTGGAGTTTCTTCTTTTGCTGTAACAGGCGAAGGAACTTTATCTTCTTCATTCTCTTCACCTTCTACTTCATATTCTACTTTTTCTTCTTTAGGAGCTGTAGTATCTACTTCACTCCAGTCTTCTTGTTCTTGTTCCATTATGTTACCTTTCGTTGTTTACGAGACATACGACTTACGTACTTCTATTATTATATTATACACTAAATTTTTATATTAAGCAAATTTTATGTACTATATTTAGTTAAATTAAAAGTAGGATCTAAAAATTTAGGATCTTGTACTTTCATTATTACTTGATCATCATACAATAAAATCATCTTAACATTTTTATATTGTATCTTTTGACCAGCATGTTTAGCATAACAAACATAATCTCCTAATTGACACCAAGGTCCTTTAGGAAATTTTTCTTTATCAGCATAAGCAAGTTCACCTATTTTTAAAACCTTACCTATAGTTGTTAAATACGACATATCGTCTTTGGTTGAATTAGGTAGTAATATACCACCTTTAGTTTTTTCTTTTATTGATACAGGTCTTACGAGTACATGAAAACCTGGAAGTTCAGGTAAGACATCTGGAGTAGATTCATCTTCTTCTTCTGTTATCCACATGTCATTCTTAATTGAATTACCTAAATGTACCTGTTGCATTAGTCATCCTCTTCTTCGTATAATCTTTTTTTAACGATCTCTGTTAGTTTATTTCTGGACCATTCAATTCCATAAATATTACCAACAAGTTGACGATAATGGGCAAAGTTATCTGCCTGCCCATCACTTACATTATTTCTTAATTTATTGAGTTCGTTATTATATTCACTAACGACCTCATCCCAAATATCCATGTATTAGATTTCTGCACAAGCGTAGCAGTTAATTTCTAATCCAACAGATACTTCTTTAATAATTGGTGATTTCCACATTATCTTTTACCTTTAGTTGGTGAAGGATACTTCCAAGAAGAATCTTCACGTTGATTTAACACACCTTTTTTAGGTCTACTACCATAGTCACTTTGTGACATTTTAGTAAAGTCACCATACATACCACCATCTCCATTTGGAACATGAGTTGGGTATCCATTAGTCACACCTTTTTTAACAGGATATGCTTTATTCCCTATTGGCATTATTTGCTCCTTTCATTTCTTCTTTTAATAAATCTGTAATAACATCAATAAGTTTAAAACTTCTTTCTCTGTCATCCAGATTCTCCATACTAGCTACTTTTTCTAAAGCATCTATACGAATTTTTTCCATATCTATAGCATTCTTTTCTTCTGCTAAAGTTGTCTTTGTTAATAAGTCTAAAGCTTTCATAGTTTCTTTTGAAGCTCTATCAAGATCTGCTTTCTCTTTTTTCAATACAGCATCTTGACCAGATTTACCTGCTTGTACCATTAACTCTGCTTCTTCTAATTCTAATCTTTGTGCATCTAATGCAGAGTCTGCAGAATGTTTAGCCATAGTTGCTTGTAATTTTTGTTTTTCTAATTCTACTTTTGCTTGCTCTAATGCAACCATTTGTTGTTCAGGTGATTGAGCTTGTCCCATTTGATTAGCATTTAATACTTGTTGAGCTGCAGTAGCCATAGCCATTTCAGCAACTTGAGGATTCTGTTGTTGATCTGGTGGTAGTTGTTCCATTGTAGCTCTTGCCATACCATTCATTTGTTCTTGATATTTTAATACAGAATGTTCTTGTATGTTTGCTTCTAGTATTGGTTTTAATCTCGCCATTATAGGATTAGCACCATTCTGTGGATCTTGTAAATACATCATCTTTACTTGTATATGTGAATCATGGTTCTGTCCTGGAAATGCTGCAATAGGTATACCTTTAGTTGCAGCCATTATATCAGATACAGGATCTAATTTTTGTGGCTCTTTCTTTGGTGGAAGTATTTCTTCCATATTAGGCATATTAGCAGAATTTAATATTGTTCTATTTAATGCTTCAAGATTAAACATACCAGGAGGTGATTGCTGTGCCATTTGTAATGCCATTTGTGCAATCATCATCCTATGTGCATTTGATGGAATGTTAGGATCTGATACTGGTATCACATCTACTCTACCATCAAAGTCTTGTTTTAATACACTTTTCTCAGCAAATGGTACTTCATATGGATACTCTGAAGGTAGATAATCATAATTTATCTGTGCAAGTATTTTAAATTCATCTCTTTGAGATTTGTGTAATCTCTTATGAATAGCAGAGAAGAACTTGCTAGACGCTTCTAGTAATGCCATTGTTGTACCCACAGGTCCATAAGATGCTGCATCAGAAACAATTTGTTCTGTAGAGTCAGCAAACTTTTGACCTGTTTGAGTTATGAATTGAAGCATATTATATAGGGTAGAGGAAGGCTCTTTATAGGGGAGAGAGACAATAGCCTTGTTAAGATCTTGCCCTGTGGCTTCAACTTCTTTAAACTCACCTGGTGATATAGGATCGTTGTCACCAACAATTCTTACACCCTTTGCTTTGAATCCTCCTGGTAAGTTTGCGAACTGACCTGCATCCACTAAACTTCTCATGGCTGCAGTAGCAGTCATAGTTAAGTTTCCTAAAAAGTGCATGAGACCAAATCCATAGAAACTAAAGCCTGGTACGAATCTGTAATGAACAAAGTGAGACACTTTCTCTTGATTCTTATCATCCTTCTTATAGTTTCTACGAATGCTTAAAATTTGTTGTGATTTTTCTTCTACTGTTACAATATAAGGAAGAGCATAATCTTCTTCTATTTCTAAATAACAATGTTGTTCTAGTAATGTATATTGTGGATCGTTTGTTGCT